ACATGACAGTTACTACAAAGATCGATGAGTCAGCTTTCATCATCTCACCAGAGGCTTTCCGCTGGTACGAAGCACCTAAGACAACTCTACAGGTGCAGGCACTAGCTAACGGACAGCTACAGGTGGCTGTCTATGGTTACTACGCAATCGCGCCAATCTTCGGCGGAGGCGTACGCCGCTTCAACCTAACTTAATCAGTTAGAAACTATCAAGTCGCTGGAGGGGGCATAGCCCTTGCCCCCTCCAGTCTATAGAAAGGTATAAGGATGTCACTCTGCACAGTAGCCGAGCTTAGATCAGCTCTCGGTGTCGGTACGCTGTATCCAGATGCAACGCTTCAAGAAGCATGCGATGCCGCAGATGCAGTCCTTATCCCAATGTTATGGTCAAATACTGTTTTCAATGTAGCTCATAGCAATACTACAACTGTGGGAACACTTTATTTTGATCAAGTAGTTACAGATATTTTTTATGTAGGTCAAACAGTAGTAATTTCAAATAACGAGTCTCATTTCAACGGCTCAAAGACAATTACTGCAGTAGGTACAGATAGCATTAGTTTTGCGATTACTGGCACTCCAACTGCCAAGACAAAACACGCAGTCGTGCCTTATGGCATCGTGACAATTACAAGTAACACAGACTGGACTTTAGATAGCGCGATCCAATTAGCCGCGCTCGAAATCGCTGTAGATATCTGGCAGGCGCGACAAACTACATCTAGTGGCGGCGTATCACCAGACTTCCAGCCCTCACCTTGGAAAATGGGCTCTAGCCTGTTGGCTAAGGTAAGAGGTTTAATCGCTCATGCGCTAGATCCTCGGAGTATGGTCGGATGACAGTAGCGATCACAACACTGCGCAACACTCTAGCAACTGCTCTAGTAGATAACACTAGATGGCAGACTTTCGAGTTTCCGCCTGCAACCATTCTGGCTAACAGCCTTATCATTTCGCCTAACGATCCTTACATCGTTGCTAATAACAATCAGTGGAATATCAGCCCGACTGCTCGGTTTCGTTTAACCCTTACGACTCCGCTGTACGACAATCAGGGTAACCTCAACGGGATCGAGGACTCACTCGTAGCCCTATTTAATAAATTATCTGTCTGCGGGTTATCTCTTACTATCGGTGGAGTATCCGCACCATCAATTATGACTGTTCCCTCTGGCGATTTATTGTCAGTGGAGATCGACATCGAGACCCTAACGACATGGAGTTAGACAATGGCAAGCTATACAAATAAATCAGATAACACTTTCGTAGGTGTGGGTTTCGGTGAAATCATCACAGACGAGCAGTTAGCAGGATGGGATGTACCTCATCTGGTTAAAATCGGCGCACTAGTACCAGTGACAGAGACAAAGAAAGAAGCTAAATAATGGCAATTTACGCAGCGAATAACGCCTACTTTACACTGGGCAGCTATGACCTATCAGCGGTTACAACTAACCTAAGCCTTAATATCAACTATGATCCTATCGAGATCACAGCTATGAACGATACAGCTCACAAATATGTCAAGGGGCTCGCAAGCCATACGATCAGTGGCACACTATTTCTGGATCAGATCGCTATCGGTACAGGCGCAACCCGCGCAGTCCTAGACTCTCTCAAGGGTACGACTGCAGCTTTCGTTATTTCTCCACAAGGTGCGACAGCATCTGCAACTAACCCTAAATACACTGGCTCATGCTTCGTTAATGGATACACTCCTGTTAATGGCGGTATCGATGAGGTTGCCTCTGTAGATTTCTCATTCGATGTCACTACAGACATCACTATCGCGTACGCATAAGGAGACTGACTAATGGCGATTTACACATCTGGTACCACTTACCTACTATTGGGTACTACAAATGTCTCTGACCATGTGCAGAGCGCAGAGCTCAACATTAACTACAACATGCTAGATGCTAAGGCTATGGTCGCATCTGGTTCAGTAGTCGGATCTCCTAAAGTCAAGGGATCGGCACAGCACACGCTAACAGCAACACTGTTCAACGATCAGGCACTTACTAGCATCCGCTCTATTTTGGATGGTGCTAAGGGTACTACCTTGGCTTTCGCAATCGCAGCTAACGGATCAACAGCTTCGACAACAAACCCTGTTTATTCAGGTAATATCTATGTAAATGACTATACTCCAGTGGGCGGAGAATTAAATACAGCTGCTATGGTTGATATTTCATTCGATGTTCAAGGCGATATCGTAATTACAACAGCGTAACAAATAACGAAAGGGCTAAAAATGGCAAAATTAAAGATCGTACGAACAGATGACTCAGTGCTGGAGGGCGAAATCTCTCCAGCCGTTGAGTACGCTTTCGAGCAGTACGCCAAGAAAGGCTTTCACAAGGCTTTCAGAGACGAGGAGAAGCAATCGGATGTCTATTGGCTAGCATGGGAAGTGACCCGCAGATCAGGTGAAATTGTGCCAATTTTCGGTATGCAGTTTATCGAAACTCTAAAGAGCGTTGAGGTCCTAGACTCCGACCCTTTAGCGTAAAGCGTGACCTCCCGCTTACTTACTTGATCGCAAGGTTGAGTATCAGGCTGGGGGTTTCGCCGCTAGATTTAATTGAGTTAGATCCGCCAATGCTCCAAGCGTTGATAGATGGTCTAAATGATGAAGCGAAGGAGATCAAGGATGCGCGTAGAGGTAAGCGGTAACGCTGACTTTCGCAAGGCACTCCGCCGCTTTGCTCCAGACTTAGAGAAAAATCTAAAGACAGAGTTAAAACATGCGCTCAGCCCAGTAGCTAAAAAGGCGCGAGGTTTCGTACCATCTCAGGCACCTTTAAGTAACTGGGCTGGGCGATCATTTTCAGAGGCTACATTTCCTGCCTTTAATGCGAGCACTATCCGCTCTAAAATTGGCTATACAACAGCTGTAAGTAAGCCTAATAAAAATGGCTTTACTTCAATGGCATCTGTCTTCAATAATTCTAGAGCAGGTGCTATCTATGAAAGTGCGGGTCGTAATGGCGATCAAGGTCAGCCATGGGTAGGACCTAAAGGCTCTGGAGGAAACCGATACTCGCACTCCAATAACCCTAAAGCTGGAGAGCAATTTATTAAAGCGTTAGGACCTCTCAGCGGCAGCCTTAAAGGTCGCGGTCGTTTGATTTATAGAGCTTGGGGCGAGTCTAGAGGCGTAGCCGAAGGTGCTGCGATGAAGGCTATCTCCAAGGCTGAGCATCAATTATATGTAAGGTCCAAGGCTGGACAATTAAGGAGAGCCGCATGAACAAATTCTGGGAACAGATCAATATTGGCTCTAAGTTTGATGCTAAAGGTTTTAAGCAAGCCGAGTCAGCTTTAGGTAGATTATCTGGAAGTGCTACTAAATTAGCGGCAGGCTTCGGTGTTGCTTTCGGTGCTAGGGCTATAGGCAATTTTGCTAGAGACTCTGTAAAGGCTTTCGCTGAGGATGAAAGAGCCTCGGTTAAACTATTAAAGGCTGTTGATAACCTAGGGATGGGTTTCGAGCGCACTCGTATCTCTAATTTTATATCTGACATGGAAAAGTCTGCCATGGTCTCGGACGATCAGCTTCGCCCAGCGATGCAGGCACTACTGACTACCACTGGATCAGTTACAAAGTCTCAGGATCTATTAAAACTGGCACTTGATGTAAGTGCAGGCAGCGGTGAGGATCTAGCAACTGTTTCACAGGATATCGCCGCCGCTTATGTAGGACAGACTAAAGGACTTAAAAAGTATAACCTCGGTCTAACTACGGCTGAGTTATCTACTGCAGGTTTCGCTACCATTCAGGAAAAGTTAAACACACAATTCTCTGGACAAAATGCAGCTCGCCTAGACACTTATCAAGGAAAACTAGACACTTTAAATATTGCTTTTGGCAACATGCAGGAAACTATCGGCAAAGGCTTGCTCGACTCATTCGGCGTATTGGCTGGAGATGCAGGCATCGGCGGAGCAGCTAGCGCGATGGCAGATTTCGCAGACTTTACTAGCAACGCTATCTACGGACTTGCTAATCTCGTAAGCATCAAGGCTCCATCGGGTAAGACTTCACTATTTGGTTTATTGCTTGCTCCTATTAAGGACTCACTCGTTGCTGGACCTTTAGGGGCTTTATCTCGCCTAGGTGCAAGATTACAGGAGCAGGCTAACCTTGCCAAGCCTATTGCTAAAAATGCTACAGGCACTCCGCTAACTATTGCTAAATCAGACGCTGATGTACAGCGCGCTAAATTAGAGAAAGAAGCTGCAGCACGCGCCAAGGCTCTAGCAGCCGCTAATAAAAAAGGGCAAAAAGTTGGTGTATTACATGGATTATCAGAACATATTTTTGAAAATGAATTGTCTCCTCATCCAATATTTGACATAACTAAAAAG